GCTTGCACAACACTCTTCCCGGAAGTATGCGGCTACCAGTTGAATAAACTGGTAAACGGCCAAGCATGTAGGTGATCAACCTACATGCTAGCTTCCGTTACCACGGAATATTTGATCTGCACCGTATTCCGAACGGTGAAAGCATCAGAGGAAAATGGTGCTTCGTCGAATGGCTTGGGATTTGTATCAGGTAAGGAGGAACCTGATATCTTTTCCCATCCATAACGAAGCAGTCTTTTCCACCCGTCATGTAACAATGCTTTAGACTTCGTAGACGCACATCGCGCCCGCAAAGTCCAACATTGATACCGACGGTTCCATCGCAGTCTGGATTTGTTGGCTTCTATAGCATGGTCTCGCGACCATGTTGTATAGCCAACAACTGGCGAGTCACTCGTGCACAAAGGCAGTTTATGCCTTATGACACGATTGATTTTGTGCTGAAGAATTTCAGCAACATGCCAGTAGCCCTGTGCAAATAAATTATTGCACATGGAAACCCACGCTACGATTGACTGTGCATCAGGTCTTGTGTTCCAAACTTTCTTGAGTTTGACCGGTGTGATATCAACGCCCTTATAGGCGTCAACACCACACGACTCACGAAAGTAGCCTGTGTAGCAGCTTTTGTCATGGTTGACTTTGAGTCCAACGGACTCTAGGACTTCCATGGCTTCAGGTACAAAGTGTGTAGGTACGATAATATCGTCCCCATACACCCATACCTTTTTAGCTGCAACGCTTAGTCTTTCGCCATTTGCAACCATCCTCCCTACAAGTAGGGAGTAAAATACGATGGCCTGTACGGGGAAGCAAAGTGCTGACCCCATAGGAGCAAATTTGCGAAAAATCAGATCGCCTGCTGGTGTAACCGTACCTATGGATCGGGAATTAAGCAAGTAATTGCATAATTCTTTTTGATCCTCAAATACGGCTGCAACGAGATCTAGAGATAGTAGGTCACTTGCTTTGCTTAAATCAAGCGTAGCAAGTCTACCATCCCTAGACCCGCGCAGTGCCAAGTCTCCATTGACTTTTTGATCAGTGAAGTTAACTTGACCACCAGTGAGAGAATGCTTCTCAATCCATGGGACAATAGATTGTCTCAAAGATTGTTGGTAGACCATGAATTCAGAATGTTCTGAACTAATGAGTCTAGGCCCTCTGCTATCCTTAGGAACGGCGAGTAAATGTGCCATTCCGTCGGAGTCGTAGGGGGTATTGAAGTATTCACTCCAGCGATCAAATAAGTGACGATCATTATAGTAAAACATATGATCGTAAGGTACAAGAGCATCCAGATTTGAGTAAAACCTGGACGGCCTATACCTTTGCCAAGGTTTAAGACCATTGGCCACACTTCCCGGACCATTCTTTGGACGAACTTGGTCACAACTGAAATCAGAAAAGATTTCATTAATGACCTCCGTTGCGTAGTAAAGATTGGACTGGGTACTAGGGTTACCATCAAATGATTTTATCGACTTGTCATCGTCGATAAATTCTTTGATAACCTTAGTGACTAAGCGATCCGGGTACGGAAGCTGGTACTTATAAAATAAGTAACCAACCTGCCGAATGTCCTTTATACAAGCGACATCCGCATCTTCACGTAGTATCCCTTCTTTGTCGAAAACCCTTTCGAATAACCTACGCATAAAGCGTGGGAGCTTCGATCCCTTGTAAGTTTTAAAGTTACTTGGGATTAGGAAATTACCTGATAGCAAAGCTTGATCTAACTGCTTTGCTAACAATGGTAATGTTTTCGTCAAAAATGCAGCACCTTCGTGCTGTACGCGTTGCCGAATCGTAAGTAAATCACGTTCGGTATCGCGAGGTGGGATCTGGTGAAAGGTACCAAGATCTTTGTGCAAACCTGTTTGTAAGGCGAGCATGAAGCTCTCTTGGCAATTAAGGGTTCCATTGTTCATAATGGTTACCTCCAAGTTAATATCAGCACACTCTGACACTAACTCTCAATTGCTAGCATAGAAGAGTTTCATTCGGCATAGGAATCATAAGCTTATCATATAGATAAGACTTAGGTTCCACCGCCGTCGGATGGCATGAAGCCACCGAGAAGCTCAGCAATACTAGCGTCAACCAGATTCTTGAGTTTTTCCCACTCAAGAGTGAGGTTGGCTGCGGTGACACCTTCGCGTGGTAACGCGAAAACAACGTGGACAGTTCCCGTGTAAGGGACTCCATCGGCATCGTCATCGGTTCGGGAGAACTGAACCAAATGACGATCAGTGCCGTCAGGCGCAGATGCGACCTGATGCGAGATCCGAATATTTCGCGGATTCGTAATGAGAGACGCGGCGTCGCGATACATTGCTTCGCCCCCTTGTAAAGATACAAGGTTATACGTACTGTTGGTTGGTGTGTCATCAGTGATTGAAAGAGTGTCTTGTGCCATGATATTATACCTTTGAAGAGTTTAAGGCTCATCTACGACCTCCTGTTAAAACTTTCAGGAGGCTCGCGGATAACGCCAGTTGATTGCGGCCATATTGGCCGCGGTCAATGAAGGTGTTTCCTGAGTCTGGTGCGACTGCTTGACGTCGATAGGATGAAGTAGACGTAACTACATCGGTAGCCGTTTCCTGGATAGAACCACCAGGCGCGGCATACCATTTCCACTCACGTTCAGATGTCTGAACGCTTTTGTGGGATATGCAGTAATCGTATACTGTCACCTTGGAAGAGATAAGGGGTTCCTCAAATCGTTCGAGGAAATCCTGTACTCTCCAAAACCAATCGACAACGAATGAGAAGGGAATTGCTTCCCAGATCACACTCGCAGTCAAGCGCAACCCTAACATGTCACGAAGAGCCTTTAGTTTATGAGAATAATCGTCCACATAAGGACAATCAAACTTATAAACCATAGTCGCGGTTGTACGCGCTTCATGAGTGTGCTTATACCTATATTTGATATAAGATACACCCAAAAAGTTTGTCCAACTCGTGTAAGTCTCCGTGAGAGGTACAGTTTCAGAGTAATGACGTGTCTGAAGTGTACCTCTTCGTGCCAAGAACTCGTCAAGAATGGTCTGATGATCAGTCAGAACACTCCACAAGGTCTTGACGTCCCCGACGAAAGGTTTAATACCAAATTTGTAACTAAGGTGCCCTTCGGCAACCTTATTGGTAAATCCTTTCCATTTGGTGAAGAACCGTAATAGGTGCTTCACATCCGTAAGTTCAACTAAGAAGTTGGACAAGGATAGCGATGTCTCCAAATCTGGTTTCATCGCAGCAAATGCACGCGAATTAAAATCTTCGTCGTATAGGTCGAGGGCTGGGTTGATAGCATCTTTGGCGACGTTGTAAGGGTCGCGGTCGATAAACCAATTATACATATCTGTATAATAGGTTGGAGAGTAATACCTCCCAGTAATTGGAATGCAATTGACATTAGTAATCAAATGCACACAATCATTGGAAAGTTTTATACTATCCCTCGATCGCCGTTTCGTGTAGCTAATAGCTGCACGATCCCACCCGCGCGGGTATCTTTCGGCATCCACGCCTTGGAGTACTTCTGTGTTGTGTAAAAGACCTGTAGAGATCTTATACACCTTACAGTTTCCTCCAGACATGGCTCGCCAAGATTCCTGCGACTTCGTCTTCCAAATATCCATCTTCATCACCAGAGTAGAATTCAAGAGAAGCGCAAGGGCACCATGCC